AAATGCCTTGGCTACTAAGCCCGCAGGTCAAATCATTTATGTATCGGACGGTCTTGCCGGCGCACCTTGCATCGCTGTTGGTAATGGCACAAACTGGATCTCTCCCGCTGGTACAGTTATCGCCGCTGCTTAATAACTCTTAACAATCGGGAGATTGATATGCGTCCTGTTGTATATACCCTGTCCGATGCAAGCGCAGGAGTGCAAACATCCTCTGTGTACCCACCAGATAACTATGTTTCACCATTTAACGTAGCATTAAATGTGGTTGTTACGGGTATAGTGAGTTACACAATTCAATATACGTTTGATGATGTATTTGCCAAAGGCTACGCGCCTGCGTCTGGAAACTGGACGAACCACCCAAGTATGACAGCACAAACGGCTACAAAAGATTCTAATATTGCCTATCCTGTTACAGGCGTTCGCGTGCAATTACTTTCTGGCAGTGGGTCAATTGTGTTTACTGCAATTCAGGCTGGTGGAGGTGTGGCGTGATTGCTTCTAATATTGACGGCTCTAACGGTAATGGCTCTCAGCTTATGGATTTGCTTGCCGTGGTCACTGCAAACCCAGCAGAATATAAAAGTAAGCTAACAGCAATTCAAGACGCAACTAATGAGTATAAAAAATTTGTTGAGCTGGTTGGCCCTGCGGCTGAAATCCTAACCATCCAAAAACAAATTGCGGTGGATAAGCAGAACGCGGATCAAGAAGTATCTGATGCCAAAATTTCTGCTGCAAAACTTGTTGCCGATGCAAAGTCCAAAGCTGTTGATATTAACGCTAGAGCACAGATTGTTGCAGACCAAACTATTGCCAGCGCCGCTTTGTTAGCTGACGAAACAACAGCACTTAACTTAACAGCAAAAGAAAATAATAAAGCACTCATTGACGCAACAGCGAAAGCTAAGACCGCAATAGAAGCTGCAAAACAGAAATTAGAGGGGTTAGATATTCAGTTGGCTAAAGTAGCGCAAGCAAAAATTGAGGTCGCCGCAGAAAAATCTGCTTTCTTAGCTAAACACCAAGCCTTTATTGCGAGTCTATAATGTCAGTCGCCCCCCGCGCAGGCATAGTCGAATTTGGCGCATTTGCCCCTAGTACGCCTTTAAAAGACGGGATTCAGGGTGAAGTACCACAGCCGCTGAGTGCAGAATTAGGGTATATTTTGTCTACAGAAGGATGGGTATCAGCATCTAGTGGGGCGGGCGCATCGGGAGTGGCTACGTTAGATTTTGGCGCGGGTAGTAAAACTGCCACTGTAACGGTGACAGGCGTTACGCAAGTCACTCCAGCTTCAAAGATCAGCATTGCTATGCGAATCCTTGCAACTGCCGCGCACTCGGTAGATGACATGCTGATTGACCCGATCCGGCTGGCCGTTTATTCGCTTGTTCCGGGTGATGGGTTTTCAATCTACGGCGAAATGCCGGACGGTAATGGCAACGGCACGTATGGCGTTCAATGGATCGTTAGCCAATAAGGGCGAAAAATGTCAGTCGAAATAAAAGACGGGAACGGCGGGACAGACCAACTACGCATTGATGCGGTAAGCAAGGCCGCACGCGTTACGCTCTACGACAGCGCAGGGGTTGAGGTAGTCCCATCCCTGCCGATCAGCATTTCGGTATCAGACGTAACGGTGGTCAGCAATGACCTGATCGCCTCATTTGACGCTTCCATCTACAAGTTTATTTCGGTGCAACTCACTGGCACTTGGGCAGGCTCTGTACAATTCCAAGGCTCTAATGATAACGGCACGTTCGTTCCAATCGTCGTGCAGAAAACAGGGGTTGTTCTAGACCCTTACACCCTGACAGCCACGGCGAACGGCGTTATCAAGATTCCAGTCCTGTACAAGTTCTTGCGCGTGCGGGTGACGGCTTACACGTCCGGCACCGTGGAGGGCTTCGCGTTCGGGTTCAAGGAATCGAACGATACAGGGCAGATTTCCGCAACGGGTACAGTGGCACTGACAGAAGAGACAACAAAAGTTATCGGTACAGTTAATGTTGCCCAAGCGCCATCGTTTATCACGGGCACGATAACCGTCTCAGATACCAATGCTGCCGCACCTGCGGGTGATGGCGTGCTTGTGTCGGGCGCTCCTAGTGCTAACTCGACCGTGGTTTTAGAAGGCACTACAGAAGATTCCGCGTGGATTGTAGAAATTTCCGGCACATTGGGTGGTGCGACGTTTTATTTTGAAGCGTCCGTAAGCTCGACCAACGGTGTTGATGGTGGCTGGACTAACATCATTGGCAGGCAAACTGGAGTTGTGAACACGATTCTCGCTGGTAATACTACAGTCGGTGGGGTGTATCGAGGTAATACCGCAGGCACTAAATACTTCCGTGTCCGCGCTGTTGGTGGTACAGGCACAAATGCTACGATTTACATCCGCAACAGCTACGGCACTGGCACTGTATTCCTGAACGCCTCTATCCCTGCTGGCGGTAACGTCATCGGTTCTGTAGGTGTAGCGGCTGGGCAGACGATTAACGTTGGCAACTTTCCAGCGGCCTCACCAATATCATCATCCACCAGCTCAATAGCCATCGGCCCCAGCGCGGTTCCGTTAATACCGTTATTCATACTAGGGGCGGCGGGCGCAGTGAACGTTAACTCGGTCTCCATCCGCAACGTGCCAGCTATTTTGCGGACGGTTGTTTTTACAAACTACGCAGCAACTGCAAGGCATTTCAAGCTTTACAACACAGCATCAGTACCAGTTGCGGGGGCGGGTACTCCAATAATTGTTTGTAGCTTGCCAGCAGGCGGCACTTTGGTTTATCCGCTACCTCTTGAGGGCTTTGCATTTAGTAACGGCATCGGCGCAACAATGACTCTGGGCGCGGCAAATAATGATGTGACCCCAACGGCCACAGCCCCAGATTTTAGCGTTTCACTAATTTCAACATAATGACTAAAACACCCATACCCAAAACGACTACTGGAAAAGGCAAGAACTACCTGAGCACCAAGGATGGTGCAGGTATGACTGCTGCTGGACGTACGGCGTATAATGCAAAAAATGGGTCAAATCTAAAGGCTCCGCAGCCCGCAGGTGGGCCACGTAAGAAATCATTTTGTGCAAGAAGCGCTGGGCAAGCCAAGATGTTTCCAGAAGCCGCTAAAGACCCAAATAGTAGATTGAATGCCGCGAGGAAAAGATGGAAATGCTAACTGAACGTTGGGTGCCCGTACATGGGTACGCAGGAATGTATGAAGTCAGTGACCATGGGCGAGTTAAATCCGTGCAAAGGTATCGCCGTGGAAAATCTGGGTGCATGGTTCCTATACCAGAAAAAATAATGCGCCTCCAACCTAAAAAGCGTAGCGCATGGGGTCGTACTTTGCCATACATAGAAATTAAATTAAGAGACGGTTCTGTACGCACGGTGCCTGGTAAAAGTTTCTTAGTTCATCGTCTTGTAGCTCAGGCTTTTGTTGGGGAGTTGTATGAAGGCGCTCAGGTAGACCATATTGACGGTGATCACCAGAACAACCACTACACAAATTTGCGTGTTTTATCAGCCGTAGCACATGGTCGCCTACACCCGTGTATAGTAGATAAAACACGCAATAGTGCAATGCAAATTTTATCGAAAGCAAAGTTATCAGCTATGCGTGAGTCAGGAGAAATTATAGGGCGCTATCATGTATAAAAAGCCTACCCGCAAAGCCGCGAGTCTCAAAAGATGGAAGTGTTAAATGGAAGTGTTAAATGGAAATGATGATTTGGAACGTGGTGCTTTCCGCTATCGTGGCCTTGCTGGGGTTTATCTTGAAAGATAAATTCTCTGAGCTTGATAGAATCAGTATTCTTTTAAACAAAACCCGTGAGGAGGTAGCCCGTGACCACATTACTCGCGCTGAAGTTAAAGCAGACATGGAGCGCATTTTGCAACACGTCGACAAGCGTTTTGACCGCCTTGAAATCCGCCTTGAAGAAGTTGTTAAGGGTTAAGTGATGCCAGCCACTAGCGCAAAACAAAAGAAGTTCATGCAAGCCGTGGCAAATAATCCAAAGTTTGCTAAGAAAGTCGGTGTTCCTACAAACGTCGGTAAAGAATTCACAAAATCTGAGGGTGGCGAAATGAAAGAATCAAAAGCAATGATGAAGAAAGAAGTAGGCTTCATGAAAAAGAAAGGCGCTCCTACATCCATGATGAAGCACGAGATGGCCGAAGCTAAGATGGCTCGTGGCGGTGGCATCGAGAAAAAAGGCAAGACTGTTGGTGCTATGGTTAAAATGGCTCGTGGCGGCGGAATTGAAAAGAAAGGCAAGACCGTTGGCGCAATGGTTAAGATGGCAAAGGGCGGCAAAGCCTGCTAAGGAACTGACATGATCGAAGCTCCTAATTCCCCAGATACCGATACTGATACAGTATTTCTACCTAAGCGCTTGCGTGGCACAGAGGATGTTAAGACTATGCGCACACCGGGAATGGGGGCGAGGTTAGGTTCGCCTCGTCCTCGCAACTTAGCGTCTATGGGTAAGATTACCCCCGGTGTCTCGCCGTATGAGACAGAGAAACCAAAGAAAATGGCAAAGGGCGGAGGCGTGTCAAGCGCGTCTAGTCGTGCTGACGGCTGCGCATTGCGTGGTAAAACCAAAGGAATGATGTTATGAAAAAAGCAAAACGATACGCTGCTGGTGGCATGACTCAGGCGGACATTGACGCAGGTCTTACGCAAGAGATGTTTGACGCAGGTATGCGTGGCGGTCGCAACGAGCGCATTAGCGATGACGACCGTATGCGTGCTCGCATGAATGCAGAGCGTGAGGGTTTCGATAGCGTTGTCGATCAATATCGCAATCGTGCAACACACCCTGATGCGCAGGCTTTTCCTGTCGATTTAGGCGGAAGCCGCACACCAGCTCCACGACCAAGAGCAACGCCTAGTGCAGCTCCTCGTGCCCGCGCCATGCCTGTAGAGATGCCAGAAGAATCAGCTTCCGCCTCTCCCGGCGTCAATCGCTCAAGCAGAGAAGTTCCTGAGGCTCCTGCGGCTAGTGCAGCACCCCGACGTGCGCCTCCTAGCCGTGGTAGTTATGATCGCCCCGGACCAATTGGTGATCTCATGGACATCATAAGGAATAGTGCGCGACGAGGCCGTGGAAACCCAAACCCACAAATATATCGTGGCACATCAGAAGATATTCCCGGCGCCAAAAAGGGTGGAGCAGTGAAGAAAATGGCTTCCGGTGGAAGTGTTTCTTCGGCCTCTAAGCGCGGTGATGGTATTGCTTCCCGTGGTAAAACAAAAGGACGGATGTGCTAAATGGAAAAGAAAATGACCTCGGCTGAATTAGCAGCATTTCGGCTTAATAAAGGCAAAACTACAGAAGAGTTGTTAGCTGAAGATCGGGCTAAAACAATTCAGCAGAACATTGCCAAAATACCTCCGGCAGCCTTGGAAATAAACAAAGGCCCAAATCCTCTTGAGTTTCTTTCAGAAGAAGACAAGAAAATGCGTGCGGACACGGATGCTGGTTACGAGTTTACAAAGAAACAAGATCTCAAAAAGAAAGGCGGCATGATTAAGAAGATGGCCGCAGGTGGTTCAGCCTCTAGCCGAGCCGATGGCTGTGCTGTGCGCGGCAAAACAAAGGGAATGATGAGATGATAAGTTCTCGCGGTATGGGCGATATTCTTCCCGCAAAAATGCCTAAAGGTAAGAAGAAGGCGCGTCGCGACAATACTGACTTTACCGAGTATGCTGCGGGCGGTGAGGTTGGCTTGTATGCAAATATTAATGCCAAGAAGAAACGCATTGCTACCGGCTCTGGTGAGAAAATGCGTAAGCCCGGAAGTAAAGGTGCACCTACCTTAGATGCTTTTAAACAATCGGCTAAAACAGCGAAGAAACCATGACCACATCCGGCACATACGCGTTTAATCTGGATCTAACAGAAATTTGTGAAGAGGCCTACGCTCGCGCCGGATACGAAATGCGCACAGGCTGGGACTTAAAGACCGCTCGGATCTCGTTAAATCTAATGTTTCAAGAGTGGGTGTCTCGTGGCTTGAATATGTTTACTTTTGAGCAAGGCACAATTCCTCTTATTCAAGGGCAGGCCACGTATGACTTGCCGGCTGATACAGTTGATCTCTTAGAGCACGTCATTCGCACGGGCGCAGGAAATCCCTCTACGCAGTCAGATTTAACAATCTCACGTATTAGTGTTTCTACCTATGCCACAATTCCAAACAAGCCTACACAAGGTCGACCTATTCAGGTGTGGATTGAGCGTCGCGTAGACGGCCCACGTTTTACTGTGTGGCCTGTGCCCAATCAAGGCACTCTACTAGACCCGTACTACATTTTTGCCTATTGGCGTATGCGTAGGATTCAAGACGCTGGAGACGGTTCTAATACAATGGATGTTCCCTTTCGCTTTGTCCCTTGCATGATTGCAGGTTTAGCGTATTACTTGGCCATGAAGGTTCCGGGTGGGATGGAAAGATTGCAAATACTTAAGGCTCAGTATGACGAGGCTTGGGATATTACTGCGGGCGAAGATAGAGAAAAAGCCCCTCTGCGTCTTGTAGCTAGAATTGGATATATCAGGTAAATATGCCAATAAAAAACCTTGCCGCGAGAAAAATTTACGCACACGCTCAATACCTTAAAAATAAGGAAATATTTTTAGAGCGCAGCAAATCTCGTCGGTTGCGTTTACAGGCAGAAAAAGCTTTATTGCCTAAAAAAGAAAAGACCCCGCTTCCCTGCTATGTGTGCGGAACAATTAGGGATGCAGGAAGTTTTCCGGCAAAAGGCAACAAATGCAAAGCTTGCATCAAAGCTTTTGGTCAACAATATCGCGCACAAAATGCAGAGCGTATTGCTGCTAGCAAAAAATCTTGGTGCGAGAAAAACAAAGAACGCAAAGCAAAGATGGATCGCGATTATTCCATTAACAAGCCAGAAGCACGTAGAATTGCTAGGGCAAAGTGGGATCAAAAGAATCCGGGATTAACGAGTGCTGCTAAGGCACGTAATCGTAAAGATCGAAAGAATAGAGTACCAGCATGGCTTACCGAAGACGACCATTGGATGATAGCGCAGGCTTATGAATTGGCCGAAATGCGTACCAAAATGTTTGGCTTTCCGTGGCACGTAGATCATATAATTCCATTAACAGGTAAAACCGTTTCTGGCTTGCACGTTCCGACTAATTTACAAGTTATTCCTGCCATAGAGAATCTACGCAAGAGTAATAGGTGGCAACATGGGTAATAGATTTGCATCCGGAAATCGAGCAATAGCAGAGTGTGATATTTGCGGATTCCGGTATAAACTACGTCAATTAAAAGAGTTAATTGTTAAGACTAGAAATACCAATATTAAAGCGTGTCCCGAGTGCTGGAATCCAGACCAACCACAGCTTCAGTTAGGTATGTATCCAGTTGAAGATCCGCAAGCTTTACGCAATCCAAGACCAGATTTCACGGGTTATCCTCAAAGCAGGGGTCAAGTTGTAGAGCCTCTAGCAATGACGATTACGACATTTGTAGGACGAGTTACTGTACGCACAACGTAAGGAGCCAGAGATGGACAAGAAAACAGTAAAGAAAATTGCTGACACGGAAGTGAAAGCGCACGAAAAGAAGATGCACGGCGCCAAAGGTTTTGCTAAAGGCGGCAAGACTAATTTGCAAATGAAAGAACTCGGTCGTGGTTTGGCTAAAGTTGCAAATCAAAAAGTCTCTTCGTTTAAGTACAAATCAAGCCGAGGCGCATAATGTACAGTAAAAAACTTATGGGCAAAGAAGTCGGTCAGGCTTCTGTTTATGCGGAGCCACACACCATGAAAGGCAAAAAGATTGATGCTCGTTCAGCACAAGACGCCGTATCAGGTGCGGTAGATCCTAATACTTTGTCTTCTAAGCAGACGTTGGTTAGCACTCCCGCGATGCGAGTGAGTGTTGGTGATCTTTCTGCGCCTACGAAGACTTCAGGCATTACAATGCGTGGTGCGGGTGCAGCAACTCGTGGCAAAACCTCTCGTGGACCTATGGCCTAAGGTGAAACAAAATTAACTATACAGAACTTTGCGCAAATATTCAGGACGTGGTGGAGAACTCCTTTACCACGGACCAGCTTAATATGTTTATTGAGCAGGCTGAGCAATTGATCTTCAACACTGTTCAGCTTCCTTCGTTGCGCAAGAATTCTACAGCCACTCTCACGATTAATAACAAGTATCTCTCAACCCCCGCTGATTTCTTGTCGGTGTTTTCACTGGCTGTTATTGATGGTACGGGACGTTACGAGTACTTGCTGAACAAAGACGTAAACTTTATTCGTCAAGCCTACCCCAACCCTACGGTTACGGCACTTCCTAGGTACTACGCTATCTTTGGTCCTACGACTACAAACGGTGCTCCTCCTGTTACGACTAATGAGCTAAGCCTAATTGTTGGGCCCACGCCTAATGCAGCGTATGGCGTTGAGCTCCATTATTTCTACTACCCTGAATCAATTGTTGTTACTGGGACTTCGTGGCTAGGCGATAACTTTGATTCCGCTCTATTGAACGGCGCTTTGATTCAAGCGCTTCGCTTCATTAAGGGTGAGGGCGACATGATTGCCATGTATGACAAGCTGTATCTACAGTCGATTGCGCTGCTCAAACAATTGGGTGACGGCAAGTTACGTCAAGACGCCTATCGTTCTGGCCAATACCGAGCGCAGGTAAGCTAAGATGATTACTCAAGCGATATGCAACTCATTTAAAAAAGGCTTGCTAGAAGGCAAGTTTGACTTTAGTAGCACGACTACGCAGGTTTATAAGATTGCGCTCTATACGTCTGCGGCGACTTTAAGTGCTACGACTGATGTTTATACGACCACGAATGAAGTAGTGGGTTCTGGTTACACAGCAGGCGGCGCAACGTTAACAATCTCTGTTAACCCCACAATAGACGGCTTTGTAGCGTATATAAACTTTGCCAATGTGATCCTGCCTGTTACGTCGATTACGGCGCGTGGTGCCCTTATTTACAAGGCAGATGGTGTGACAAACCCTGCCGTTGCTACCTTGCTATTCGGCGAGGACGTTACAACCAGCGGTGGAAGTTTTGAGATTGAATTTCCGCTATCTACAGCACAAACCGCCATCGTGCGTTCAGTTTAAAGGAGCTATAAATGATGATTGATAATGCCGCATCTTCGGATATTGTTGGGGCAAGTCTTACTCGTACACTAGGCGCAGATGAGAAAATCTCTGGTGGTGGCGTGTTTGCTGTGCAATGTATTGGCGCAGACGGTCAGGTTAAGTGGCAAGAGTCTTTAAAGAACCTTGTTGTGAACCAAGGCTTACAAGACATGAACACTAAGTACTTTAAAGGCGTCTCATATACAGCGACTTGGTATATCGGTCTTTACGGTGCTGCGGCGTCTAACAACCCAGTGGCAGGCGACACAGCGGCCTCTCATGGCGGGTTTACCGAAGTTGTCCCTTACAGTAATGCTACACGCCCAGCGGCTACTTTTGGTACAGCAACGACTGCTGACCCATCGGTGATTTCAAACTCCGCATCTCCTGCGGTCTTTACGATTAACGCTACGGCTACGGTCGGTGGTGCGTTCTTAATTAGCGACAACACCAAGAGTGGTACGGCTGGCGTGTTATTTTCAGCGTCTGACTTTGCTTCTCCCGGCGATCGCTCTGTAGCATCAGGTGACACAATCCAGATCTCGTATACGTTTAGCCTCGATGCAGCATAAGGAATAGATATGGCTACCAAATTTGCTAAAAACCAAGTCGTAAAGCTCGCGGCCGTCATACCTGAGGGTCCGGTCGAAGCTTTGCGTATGGACGAAGACGGAAACATTCAGTATTTAATTTCATGGGTTGATGCCAGTGGTAGCAATCAACAGCGTTGGTTTGACGAAGATCAGTTAGTGGCGGGCTAGTATGAGCGATGGCGGCTGGAGCTCTGGTACTTGGAGTCAGGCTGCATGGGGTATGTCGGTCTATGATCGGAGTGCCTCAGAATCGGCGTCTGTGAGCGATGCAGTTGCAGCAGGTGTAGCACTTAGTGCTAGTGTAAGCGAGTCTGCCCAAGTTAGTGATCTAGCGACTACAATTCTGGTGGCCGGGTTGTTTGTGTCAGAAAGCTCGGTTGTGTCAGATGTGGCATCAAGCACGGTTCAGTTTAGATCTTCGGTAAGCGAGTCTGTTGTCGGAAGCGAAGCTGTAGCAGCCACGGTAGATTTTGCAGCAAGTGTGAGTGAATTCTCCACGGCTTTTGAAATAAATAGCGTGGCGCAGGCTTTTGCGTCGGTTGTCAATGAATCGGCGGTTGTAGAGGACTTTGCTCCAGAGATAGGCTCTGCGTTTTTAATCGACATGAATGAGTCTGCAACAGCAACAGACAGCAATGCCGCGTTGGTTGCCTTTGACGCAAGTGTGGAAGAATCCGCTACGGGGCAAGAGTCCGTGGCTGCAAAGATAGATTTTGTGGCGGCTGTAAATGAATCTATACAGGCTGCCGAGGCGTTTATAGCGCTTGCTGTGTTCCAAGCTGCCGTAGATGAAGGCGCTATTATTTCTGACCAATTAATAGGCAGACCGTTGTGGGATCAAATTAACGATTTCCAGCCTGCAAATTGGCAAGACGTGAATGACAATCAAGTGGCAAATTGGCAGAATATCAACGATAATCAAGTATCAGACTGGCAAGATGTTGCCACGACATAAGGATTAATTATGGCTACCGCGTATACCTCCCTTTTAGGCTTTGCTCTTCCAGTTACCGGGGAGCTTAACGGAACATGGGGTGATGTTGTTAACAACAGCATTACCTCGTTGGTAGAGTCTTCTATTGCGGGTTCTGCTACGGCTTCGGTTGCTTCAGGCGACTGGACTTTAACGACCACTGGATCTGGTGTAGCCAACCAAGCGCGAGCTGCCATCCTTATTCCTACCGGTGCTCCGGGTGTCTCACGCAACATCATCGCCCCATCGTCTAGTAAAGCTTTTATTGTCGTCAACCAGTCTAATGCTGCTGTAGTTTTGAAAGGGTCAGCAACAACTGGCGCAACCATTGCAGCCGGAACAAATGCTCTGGTCGCATGGAATGGTGCAGACTTTGCTTTAATAGCGCAGAATATTGAGAATATTACCGGCACGCTTCCAGTTACTAAAGGCGGCACTGGGTTAACGAGCGTTACAACAAATCGTGTTTTATATGGCAACGGAACTAGCGCTCTAAATACCTCTGCAAACTTAACCTTTGATGGTACAAGTTTGGCTGTATCGTCCGTTGATATAAATGGCGGTACGATTGACGGCACGGCAGTCGGCGCCTCAACGCCATCTACGGGCGCATTTACAAACTTTACAGGCTCTGGCACTGCAACGTTTACATCAAATGAAGCAGTAAAAATACCTGTAGGCTCTACTGCTCAACGACCTACACCTAGTGCGGGTATGCTTAGATTTAACAGTACTAGCGGAGAGTTTGAGGGCTACAGCACAGCTTGGGCAAGTGTGGGCGGCTCGGCTATTACAAACGATACAGCAACGGCGACTGATGTTTACCCTCTTTTTGCTGATGCCACTTCTGGCACTGCGGCTAACGTTTACACAAGTAATAGTAAGTTGTTATATAAGCCGTCTACAGGTGAATTAAAATCAAACGTGCTCAATGCTAGTAACGGGATTGTGATAAACAGCCAGACAGTTGCGGCTAGCTACTCAATTGCAGCAGGCGGTAACGGCATGTCAGTTGGCCCAATAACAGTGGCTTCAGGCCAAACAGTAACAGTTGCATCCGGCTCACGCTGGGTGGTGATCTGATATGAAACCAATAAATAATTTTGAAGGAATTTATGCCGCCACAAAACATGGCGAAATTGTTTCAATAAAAACAGGGCAACCCATTATTCTTAAGGGTGGTAATCAAGTTGGGTATAGGACTTATTCCCTACGAAAAGACGGGGTTCAAAGTCAACACTTAGGCCATAGACTGATTGCGGAAACATTTATTCCAAATTTAGAAAACAAACCACAAGTAAACCACAAAGACGGCAATAAGGCTAACAATGCTGTTAGCAATCTTGAATGGGTAACAAGATCAGAAAATTCAAAACACGCTTATGTAAACGGATTGATTAAAATTACAGAAGATCATTTAAACTTAATGCATAAAAATGCAGGTAAAGCCAATGCTATATTTACCGAAACGCATGCTTATAACATTTGTGCCATATATGAACACATGGAGCATAAAAGCACCAGAAAGTTAGCAAAGGCTTACGGTTGTTCTAGGTCAACAATCCAGCGTATTGTTAATGGCACAACAAAGTATTTTGCAAAGGAGTTAGTATGATTATATTAAATGGGACAACTGGCATTACAACGCCGGACATTGATTCAACAGCTGGATTTGATGGTGAAGACTCAACAGGTGATGTTGCTGCTGCACGTATTACTGTAGCACTAAACGCCGCTGGCTCTGCACCTTTGTATGCTTGCAGGGCTTGGGTGAACTTTAACGGCACTGGAACTGTGGCTATTAGGGCTAGTGGGAATGTGTCAAGTATTACTGATAACGGGACTGGTGACTACACGGTTAATTTTGCTACTGCTATGCCTGATGCTAACTACTCGTTTCAAGCTAATGGAAGCACTTCAAAAACATACAACGAACAAGATGTTGCCCCAGTACGAAACACAGCAGCTATAAAAATGTGCGCTAGGGAATCTTCTAGTAATATTTTTGTCGATACCTCTCAAGTTTCCGCTGCAATCTTTCGCTAAAAGGAACACCATGAACCAACGAATAATTTACCAAAACGACGAAGGCGGCGTTGCCATCATTGTTCCAGCTGACTGCGGCTTAACCATCGAAGAGATTGCAGCCAAAGATGTACCCGCAGGCAAGCCCTACAGCATCGTAGACGTTGCAGACATTCCAACCGACCGTACGTTTCGCAACGCATGGGAGATCACATGATTACAGTCAACATTGGTAAAGACAAAGACATTGCACATACTGCTCGTCGCGCTGCTCGCTCAGTTGAGTTTGCGCCGCTGGACATTAAAGCAACTATCCCCTCAGAAGCCGTAGCAGCCGAAGAAGCCCGTGCTGTTGTTCGAACCAAGTATGACGATATGCAAACAGCCATCAACGCGGCAACTACAGCAGACGCGATTAAAGCAGCAATGCCCAAGGAGCCAACCTAATGCCATCCATCATCCAAGCAGGTAACGCCGCATCAACAGGCCTTGTCACAACCGGGGCCACTGACGGTATCTTAGAGTTGAGGTCAGGCACTGCTGCTGGCGGTACTGTGGCTATGACGATTAACGCGGCTGGTGCGGTGTCAACAACAAATGGCCTAGCAGTAACAGGTGCAGTAACCTCCACAACCGATGCAACCCTATCAGGTGTGCGAGTGGGCAAAGGCGCTGGAGCAATAGCGTCTAACACCGCATTGGGTTCGGGTGCTTTGAATGCCAACACCACAGGCATCTTAAACACAGCTAGCGGGGTGAGCGCACTCCAGAACAACACCACAGGCAACTTCAACACGGCTAACGGGAGAGAAGCACTCTTCTTCAACACGACAGGCAGCGGAAACACAGCTAGCGGGGTTGACGCACTCCAGAGTAATACCACAGGAGGCTTCAACACGGCTAGCGGGCTTCAAGCACTACGGGACAACACCACAGGCAGCAACAACACCGCTAGCGGGTTTCAAGCACTCCCGAACAACACCACAGGCGCTGGCAACACAGCTATCGGGCAGAGCGCACTCGGGAGCAACACCACTGGTAGTGGAAACACAGCAGTCAACCCTCGCAATTCAGCAGGCAGTTACGCTCCAGTCTTTGACCCCACTACCGAAAACAATCGGTTTTGCATGGGGTCAACGGGTGTCACCAACGCCTACATTCAAGTAGCTTGGACAGTGGTTTCAGATGCTCGGGACAAGACCAACTTTGCACCTGTACCGCATGGCCTTGAGTTTGTCAAAGCTCTGCAACCTACGGCGTATCAGTTCCGTACTGCACGGGACTCTGAAGAAACCAATGGCGGTGTGCGTTACGGCTTTAAGGCCCAAGACGTATTGGCATTAGAAGGCGCTAACCCAGTCATCGTTGACAACGAAGATGCAGACAAACTGCGCATGGTTGATACCGCTTTGATTCCTGTTTTGGTCAAGGCCATTCAAGAGCAACAAGCCCTTATTGAATCTCTCACAACCCGCCTCACGGCATTAGAAGGGAGCGCATAAATGACCTTTGAACAATGGTTCGCCGATATGCAAGACCGTTATGACGCTAACTACAGCGGCTACGAAGACTTATTAAAAGAGTGCTGGGAATCGGCGCAGAAAGTAGATCAAACCCGCATTACCAAACTACTGGATGGCGTGGATAAAACACAAACAACATCTGAAAAAGGATGGTGGGAAACCGATACAGGCGCTGAATTCGGAGCAACACTCTTGTGTCAGATTAAAACCTACACCCAACAGCAGGAGATTAAATAATGGCGGCATCACTAGACGGCACGAATGGCCTGACATTCAACGACAACACGCGGATGGGTTCTGCCAACTCACTGGGTATGCGTAACGCATTATTCAACGCAGACTTCCGAATTAATCAGCGGGGCTACGTCTCAGCAGCAACCCTTGCAGCAGGTGCTTACGGCCATGACCGATTCAAAGCAGGCGCATCTGGCGGGGACTACTCATTCACCCAGCTTAACTCCAGCACGCAGGTAACGATTGCTTCGGGTAAAAGCCTGATTCAAGTGGTTGAAGACAAGAACGTGGTGGGCGGTAGTTACGTGTTGTCATGGACTGGCACAGCGCTTGCTCGTGTTGGGGTTGATTCTGCTACTCCATCGGGTACGTTTGTTGTCAGCCCCATCTTGATTACCGGGCAGACTGCTGGCACAACCATGAGCGTTGAGTTTAACGCAGGCACTTTGGCTACAGCACAGCTTGAGCTTGGAACAGTCGCCACCCCTTTTGAGCGCAGGCCTGTGGGTTTGGAGCTGGTGCTGTGTCAGCGGTATTTCTTCCGGATCCCTGGGGGTACAGGTTTCATGACAGGCTTTTTTAGGACGGCGACTCAGTTGGAAAGCAATACCTACGTTCTTCCTGTGCCTATGCGAGCTAGCCCATCAATAACCTCTAATCTAGTTGGCTCATTGGTATATACAAACGGCACATCAACTACGGTAACTAGCATCCTTACGTTCTATATATGGCCTGATCTAAGATCTTTGTATTTGGCTGTTGTGTGTTCGTCTGCCGGGGTGCAGAATGCGGGTGCGTTCATTGTTAGCACTAATAGTATTTTAATAAATGCGGAGCTATAAAAATGTACAAACTAAATCAAAACTCAACGAGCATCACCCGCAATGACGGTGCAAGCATCCCTGCTGACCCGCAAAATACTGACTTTGCTGAATACACTCAATGGCTAGCAGAAGGCAACACGCCAGAGCCTGCGGACATACCACCAGAGCCAACCTACCAAGAACTCCGAGCCGCTGAGTACAACCTGAAAAGCACAGGCGAACAATTCGCCATGCAGTATGACGATCAGGTAAACGGCACGACGACTTGGGTGGACTGGCAGGCTGATATCAAGGACAGGATTCCGAAGACATGATTACTGAGTCTATCAAATGAGCAACGGATTAGAAAAATACTTGAGCGACACACTTGACGCTAATAGCATGGGTTTGTCTAAATACTATTGCCCTGTCTGTAAACGCAATCTGCCTGTACTTGCGGGCGTAATTACGCATGACAAGTTGCCACACCCTGAAACGGACGGCGTAAATACACAGACCGAAAAGTTTGGGTTAACATTTTCTCCTGAAAAGCAAGGGCGTAACTATATTTCATACGATCAGCTTACCGAAGCTCAGGTTGTTAGCTGGAGCAAGCAGGAGTTAGGTCTTAATCTTGTGACAAACACGGAAGCATTGCTCGTTAATATGTTAACTGCGACGCCTGCTCCCTTGCCTTGGGCGTAAGACGAATGACCGAGACAACAGTTGATAGGTGGAAGAATAGACGCAAGATGGCGTGGTTGTCTATGCTGTCGGGTCTGGCTTTCCCTCTACTTATTCTGGCAACCGAGTCTGCAACGCTGGGACAAATCGCGCTGCCTTTTTATACTTTTATTGGTATGGTGGTTGCGGCGTATATTGGCTTTGCAACATGGGATGATAAAAATGCTGGATTTAAAAGCGATGGTTATAACGGCGGGGGCGGCGCTTCTACTGGGGGTTACAGTGGGGTGGACAACGAACGGCTGGAGACTGAACGGCAAGATAGACCGGATGGTCGCGGACTATAGCCAAACCCTTGTAGAGGCCGGAAAGAACGCAATGCTTGAATCGGCTCGGTTACAACAGGTGAAAGATGAGGCACTAAATGAAGCAAATAAGACCGCACAAAAGAATGCAAATGCTGCTGCCTCTGCTCGTACTGAGCTTGACCGGGTGCGTCGCCAGCTTGCCAATAGTGCCTCCATCGCCAATGCTACCTGCGCCTCCACCCGTAACTACGCCACAACCCTTGCAACCGTATTCTCAGAGTGTTCTACAAGACTTACAGAAGTGGCAAAAGATGCTGACGGACACGCCGCTGATTCCCGAACCTACCAACAGTCCTTCCCAAGGTAAATAATGGCTGCTAAAAATTGGCAAAAATCGTTTGAAATGATGTTAGCTTCGGAAGGCGGCTATGTTAACCACCCCTCAGATCCGGGTGGCATGACCAACCTTGGCGTGACTAAGCGCGTTTGGGAAGAGTGGGTTGGACGTGAGTCAAACGAAAAAGAGATGCGTGCCTTAACTCCAGAGCTAGTGGCTCCTCTGTACAAGCGTAAGTTTTGGGATGCCTGCAAGTGCAATGATATGCCCACAGGAATTGACTACTTAGTATTTGACTTTGCTGTCAACGCTGGCCCCGGACGCTCGGCTAAGATTCTACAGACTGCAGTCGGTGTGCCTGCTGATGGTGGTATCGGACCAATTACACTAGAGGCTGTTAACAAGATGGACGGCGACGATTTGATTAAAAAGTTTAGCCAAGCTAAAGAAGACTTCTACCGTAGCCTGAACACCTTTGAGACGTTCGGTAAAGGGTGGCTAAATAGGGTCGCTGCGGTTAAAATCAAAGCAACTAACCTGCTGGCGTAAGCTCTATGTTAAGTAAACTGCAACTTCTTTTCTGCCCAGTATCGCTTCTTTGCCTCAGAAAGCTTTTGGCGGTACTCAGGGGTATCAAACTTTGCACGTTTGGCTTTATACTCGGGGGAGCTCATGGTAACTTTTAACCGTTCTTTCCTCTGCGCTAAAGCAACAGGGTCGCGCATTTTTTCTGCTCTTTTAGGTTGGGCGGCTTTAATACCAGCTATTCTTTTTGCGTCGAAAGATTCGTCTTTGCCGTTACGTTCAGACCATGTTTTCATGGCAGGGTTGTTCTGCAAGTTATCACGCAGTATAAGTTTTGTGCTGTCGGCTAAATTTCTAGGTTTTCGATGTATGGTTTTTTGTCTATGAACAGGGTCTTGCCATAACGTTTTAAGTTTGTCTTTGGTCGCTTGAGTTGTTTTGTGATATGCCCCACCTTTTGCGATGTTTGTTAATGTTCCCGTTCCATTGGAAATTTTGCCATAACGTTCGATTAGATCGCGTTCCATTTGTTTAGCGGTCTCAGCGTCTGGAGCTATATGAAGTTCAATAATAACGTTGTCTGCACCAATCTTTTTTACCGCCTCTACGCAGGCTGCATTCCTATGTCCAACAGATTTTGGATTGGGGCGTCGAACGTTTTTTGCCATGCCAACATAAAAAGGCGTGCCATCGGCGTCTTTCCATACATATACATACATAGTGTTCTCCCTGTTAAAAGAGGTACTATACTATGGCTTTAACAAAATTACAACTTAAAAGTGGACTAAATAGAGAAAACACCCGCTACCAACAGGAAACTGGCTGGTACGAGTGCGATAAGATTCGGTTTCGTGCAGGCACGCCTGAAACTATTGGCGGTTGGCAGAGGGTCTCTAACAATACATATCTCGGCGTTTGCCGGTCAATGTGGAACTGGATTACGCTTGGTGGCGCCAATATTATTTCTGTTGGCACTAATCTTAAATATTACCTAGAGAACGGTGGTGCCTATTACGACATTACGCCGATTCGCCTAACCACTGCGGCTGGTGACGTTACCTTTGCGGCTGCGACAGGTTCTTCCATTATTACGGTGACAGATACCGCCAATGGTGTGGTCATTGGAGATTTTGTTACTTATAGTGGGGCTGTAAGTTTAGGCGGAGCAATAACCGCTACGGTATTAAATAAAGAGTATCAAGTCGTTTCGATCTTAACTGATAACTCATACACGATTAATGTAGGGGTAAACGCTACTTCTGGAGATATTGGAAATGGCGGTGCCACAACTATAGGGGCGTATCAACTTAATGTCGGCCCTGAGATACAAATCCCTCTTACTGGCTGGAGCTCTGGAATCTGGAGTGGCGGTGCATGGGGCATTGGTGCTCCGTCCACAAACGAATTAAGAATCTGGTCGCAAAGTAACTTTGGCGAAGATTTAATTTTTGGCCCTCGTGGGGGTGGTATTTATTACTGGGATGCCTCGGCTGGATTAACGACTCGAGGCGTTGCGCTGAGCTCTTTAGTTGGTGCGTCTGACGTTCCGTTATTCCAGAATGTATTATTAGTATCTAATGTTTCCCGTTTTGTCTTGGCGTTTGGCACCAACGATATTGGGTCAAGCACACTAAATCCAATGCTAATTCGTTGGTCAGACCAAGAATTAGCAGCTAACTGGACGCCCTCTGCGACGAACCAAGCAGGTAGTTTATCTTTATCCCACGGCTCGGGAATTGTTGCTGCGGTGCCAACACGGCAGGAAATGGTCGTATTTACTGATATTTCAGTCTATAGCTTGCAGTACTTAGGTCCTCCGGCTGTTTGGGGTTCGACCCTTCTTGCGGACGGTATTTCGATCATTGGACCCAATGCTGTTGTTGTTGCGTCTGGCGTGACGTACTGGATGGGGATTGATAAGTTTTATAAATACGACGGTAACGTAACAACTTTAGTGTGTGATTTACGACAATACGTGTTTGCGGACATTAATTTAGCCCAGAAGTATCAGGCGTTTGGTGGTGTCAACGAGGCCTTTAACGAAGTCTGGTGGTTCTATTGCTCTAAGAACAGTACTGTTGTAGACAGATATGTCATTTATAACTACGTAGAAGCTATTTGGTACTACGGCACAATGGAACGAACCGCGTGGATTAGCGCTGACGTAAGTAATAACCCCGTTGCAGCGACGTATAGCAATAACTTGGTTGAACATGAAATAGGCACGGACAATAACGAAGGCGCCGAGACTCTGCCATTAAATGCCTATATTGAAACGGCCGAGTGGGACGTGGGTGATGGTGATAGCTTTACGTTTATTCGACGAGTATTGCCGGACGTATCGTTTAGAGCGTCTACAGGGTCGTTAACACCTCAGTTGACGATGACCATCAAGCCGATGAAAAACTCTGGCTCAGGCTTTAATAGTCCCCTCTCTGTAGGTGGTAGTGCGTTTGATCCGGTCGTACGTATTGCACAGGCGCCGATTGAAGAATTTACGGGTCAAGTCTTTATCCGAGTGAGAGGCCGGCAGTTTGTGCTGCGCTATGAATCCAATCAGATTGGTACAGCATGGCAAACGGGCGCGACCAGAATTGATTTCGTAAAAGACGGCAGACGTTAATGGCTAAGCTAATCCCGACAAGAGCTCCTGCCTTACCTATGGCTGAGAACGTCTATACACGGGACTTTAAAAACCGTTATTCGAATATTTTGCGGCTGTATTTTGCGCAGATTGATGCAATTATTCAGGCCTTGTTAGGCGACAATGGCGGTCAGTACCTGCAAAATCCACACATTGCGGCATCAGATTCAACCAGTCAATACGCAGATGGCGATGACGACCCAACTATTGTTGTGTTTAATACCTTAGAATCGGTTAGCGGGTTTACCCTTAATCTGGATAGCTCATCAACAGCGGGGCAGGATGGCGTCTATAAGATTGATTTCAGCCTTCAGATGGTTAATACCGATAACGTTTCACATGATGCATTTGTCTGGCTGCAAACCAATGGAACGTTAGTGCCGGGTTCTTCAAGCCGCTTTACAGTCCCCGCCAGAAAGAGCGCAGGCGTTTATGGCTATATTGTTGCCTACTCTTCTATTGAATTTGAGATAGCAAAAGACGATCAAATTAAGTTTTGGTGGGCCACAAGTAAGGCTTACAATCCAATAGGGCCTGTAGCCGGAATCTATATGGAAGCCCAGCCTGCACAGACTTTGCCGTATCCTCGTCCGTCTAACCCATCAGCCGTAGGTAGCATTAACTACGTATCACGCTTACCATAAAAGGCAACCGCATGAAATATAAGTTTCACTCGATGTTACCCATCCGTGCGTTTCAGCGCCGTGGCAGCGTCTTGGGCGGATCAATGGCGGTGTACGAAGATAGTGACTATGGTTACGATAATCGTTACTACATGGATGATTACGGTCAAATTCAAATGCACGGATACTACGCAGAGGAACTAAGAGCTGCTGCAGCTTGGCAACAACAACAACAACAAGCACAAGCACAAGCACAGGCTCAAGCACAGGCTCAGGCACAGGCTCAGGCACCCGCCCCTGCGCCCGCACCTTCACCAAAACCGGCTTATCGTATTGAAAGTTTTACCACTGGCGCAGGCGGAGACGCAGGATCCGGCTATGAGTATGCCCTGATAGGTCCTGACGGCAATCGTGTAGCTAATGTGGTGCCTAATGATGACGGTTATGGGAACACTGTTGGGTACTCAACAAGGGTTGGGCAGGATGCGTTTGCTGCGCTTGATTTAAACGCACTTAATGAAAAAGCCATGGCTTCTACTGTGCTTTTTGGTACGGCAATGGGTCCAGCATTAGGTTACGAATACGGAATGAATAACTCCGAAGGTAATTTATATCGCAAGTTTGATGCTCAGGGAAATTTAACAGAATACTTAGATCAAAATGGGGTGTTCCAAAAAGCTAGTGATTTTCAACCTACAGGCCTGCAATTTAATCCTAGTAGTGGCGAGTTAGAAACTACTTATGCAAGTCCGAATTCACCCAGAAAAAACATTACAGAATCTAACGCTAATACGATTAACCCGTATAAGGAAGATCAAGGGGGCTTTTTAGGTGAAGGCGGATGGGGTCAGATGGCGGCCTTGGTTGCGGCGGGTTTAACTGCCGGTCTTATTCCTAATCCGGCTATGTTTTCTGGTATTGGGTTAGGTGCAACGGCTAGTAAGGCAGTAATTGCAGGACTTGCTACGTTAGCCCAAGGAATGTCAAACGGCCAAAATTTTGGCGAATCTCTTAAGAGCGGATTAAAGACAGGCGCCATTAGTTACGCTACCGCGAGCATATTTGACGAACTGTCTGATCTCTTGCCTTCAGACCTTGAGACTGGGTATGACGAGTTTCAGAGCATGCCAAATATTAATTTTAGCGATGCAGAATCTTCGTTGATGCAAGCCTTGACAGAAGGTTACGAGGCGGGCGCAAATGTACAGCCAATCGCGGGCAGCGAAAGTGCTTTTAATATTATTGGTGCTTCAGATGCTGATTTGGATTATTACAAAAGCTTAGGTATTAATTTGCCTAAAATGTCTGCTCCGAACGTTCTTACTGACCTAACAGATCCTCGATATGCGGACATATTGATTCCGGAAGCGTTTAATTACGACATACCGATGGTGGATTTGACTGAGAGTTTTGGCGGTAATTTTGCAAATTTTGCTGATTATTTTAAAGATGTTATAAAACAAAACGCTGTTACCGCAGCGGATGGTAGCGTTTCACTGCCCGATAACATTGTAAAAAATATAAATAATTTTGTTGCAACGTTGCCTTACCTAGATAGCTTTACAAACTACACACCTAAACAAGACATCATTAGACCGCCGAACGCAGGTTCTGAAGTTGGCAATATCCCCGGCGTCTCTGGTGGCGTGGGTGGTGTAGGCGGTACAGGTGGTGCGGACACGGATGCTGGTGGTATAGGCGCAGGAGACGGCTTAGGCGGCATAGGCAGCGGCGGGGCGGGTGATGTAAGTGGGGGCGGCACAGGCGATGTAGGCGGTTCGGGCGGCGTAGGTGATGGCACAGGTAGTGGCGGCACCGGTGATGGCACGGGTGACGGAGATACGGACGCAGATAAAGAGAATCGCAGAAGAAACGGTCAAGAAGCAGTAGATTTGCTCTCTGAAATGGCGACTTCGACGGTTAAGACGCCTCAAGTTGCAAAGATTGACTACCTGTACGACATAAGCGGCGACAGTCTGTTTGCCACGCCGAAGCAAGAAAGCTTGATGCTATCGCCATTTGAAAGTGCCCCTGCGCCGGTAGAGGGTGCTATGCCACGGTATCAGTACTATAAGCCCGAAGGTGGTTATACGTATGCAGAGGGCGGCCTAATTGATTCAAATGACTTGCAGACTATTAATGATTTATACGAAATGTTAAGGAGCAAATAATGCTTGGAATGGACGAAATTGACAACTATGTTGAAGGCATAAACAATCTTTATTCCGGAGACTACGGTTCGTTAGGCTATTACGCCAATGAATTGAGCCAGTCTTTGTCTGGAGCCGGTGGTTCTGGCGGGTTAAATCTCGGATCTCTCTTATCAGCAGGTGCTGGTGGTATTGCGGGTCTTATGGGAAGCGGTGGCGGATCATCACGTCCTAGCGGCTATCAAGGTACGGTACCAAAATACCAAGCCGTGCGCCAACAAGTGCCTATGGCTAACCAAGATCCGGCAAGACGTCCGGGTTCTGGCGGTAGACAGTATTTTACAAATACTCAATACCTACCTAGAGCAGATGCTACCGGCATTGCTGCGGCGCAACAATCTATGCAACAACAATCGAATGCGATTAGTCAGGCTAACTTGGCTGCTACACAGGGCGAGAGAGCGGCGTTGTTGAACGCAGCGCAGTCTGCATATCCCATGTATGTGCCTTTAGATCCCCAAGCACCGATTCCTACTGCCGCAACACCTACACCTAATACTGCAACTACGCCGGCGCAAGAGGAGTTTCAAGGTTTCGATCAAAGCCAAGCCGGCAATAGTGGTGGCAATGCTGCGGGCGGTCATATCGGTTACGCACAAGGCGGTCTACTCGGCCTGGCAGAGGCTGGCTCGGCTGGATACTATTTAGGTGGTAAAACAGACGGAATGGCTGATAAAATACCAGCAGTGATTGATGGCAAACACCCTGCAAAACTAGGACACGGAGAATTTGTTATTTCCGCAGACGTAGTAAGCGCATTGGGTAGCGGAAATTCCGAAGCTGGTGCAGATGTTTTATACAAAATGATGGACAGAGTGCGTAAACACGCCCACGGAACAAAGAAACAAATTAAACCCGCTAATTTAAAGAAAACGCTACCCGCGTGAGGTAAATCATGGCAACAGCAGCAACCGGAATTATCGCTCCTCCCGATCCACTAGCGGGCAAACAAACGGGCACAGAATCGTCTCTCTCTAACTGGGCGGGTGATTACGTCACCAATATGCTTGGCAAAGGTCAGGCGCTTAGTGAGACGCCTTATCAGGCCTACACGGGTCCTTTGACGGCCGGTACATCTGGGCTACAGGATCAAGCGTTTCAGGGCGTAGCGGGGCTAGCGTTGCCTCAGAACATGGGCGGCTTTACTCCTCAGTCGTTTACGGCACAAGGCACGGCTCAGCAGTACATGAACCCGTATATTCAGTCGGCGTTAGATCCTCAACTAAATGAAGCTCGGCGCCAAGCGGAAATCTCTCGCATGGGGGACGCAGCTAGATTATCCAAGGCAGGCGCTTACGGTGGTAGTCGGCAAGCCATTATGGAGTCTGAGCTTAACCGTAACCTAATGGCTAAGCAGGCTGACATTACAGGCATTGGTTATAACGCTGCGTATGATAGGGCTGCCAATCAATTTAATACCGAGCAAGGCCGTGGCATGGAGGCTCAGAACCTTACGAATCAATACGGTCTTAATGCGCTAGGTAGACAAGCAGAACTTGGTGCAGTGCAGCGTGGCATTGAAGGCGAAGGTATTGCGGCTGATTACGGTCAGTTTAAAGAAGAGCGAGATTACCCTTTCAAGCAAGTTCAGTACCAACAGTCGTTACTACAAGGTATGCCACTCGCAGCGCAGTCTTATAGCTATCAACAGCCAAGTACTCTTTCAAACGTACTGGGTAGCGCCGGTGGTATTAAGTCACTGTATGACACGCTATTTGGTCCCACGAAATAACAAGGATCGGCCATGCTTAACGGAATTGACCAAGATGTACAAGCCAAGATGGACGCCTATCGTGGCAATCCTCAGGCGTTAGCGCAAAAGTATTCGCAAAGCCAACAACTTATTGACTTGCTTGCGTTGCAAAAACTCAAGTCCGAGAAAGAGGCTGCCGCGAGAGATATGCAGATGAAGATGGGGGGTGAAATGCCTACCATTGCAGACGCTCGTGAACAAGAAGTCCTTGACTTAACGAAGCAAGAGTTGGCTCAACAAACCACGGGCGCTATGCAAACGCAGCAAAGACAACAGCAACAAGCGGCTAAAGATTTAGTCCAGCGATCTTCTCAAGCGCCTATGCAAAACATGAATCCTATGACTCAGGGCATGGGTGCGTTACCTGCTCCTAATATAGGTGCAAAAGCTATGGCTGCCGGTGGCATTGTCGCGTTTGAAGAAGGCGGACCAACAGACGTAGCGCCAAGTGGCAATACAGGGCTGGGCGCATTAACTAATCAGGCAATTCGCGCTTTAATTGGCCGAGCAGACCCACAGGCAGAGTATGAGAAAAGACGAGACGAAGGCACCAAGGCATCAGGGTATACCCCTGAAGAGCGTGCCGTTATTCAGCGTCAGATTGATGCGCGAGCCGCAATAGATGATTACCGTTATGATTCTGATCGCAGACGCTCGGAAAGCTTGACTAGATTTTTGTTAGGCGCAGCCGGACGTACTGGCATCGGCAGTGTGCTTGCGGGCGCAGGCGCAGCCAATGTAAATTACAACGACACAATGGATTCGCAAGAGCGTCAGGCTATGGTTGATCGTCAGAAGCAAGAGGCCGGTCTTGTGGATACAGGTCCCGCTTCACGCTTCCAAGGCATGAAACTAGGTCAGGAAGCAGAAAAAAATGCCATTACCGGTTTGCATTATGGTGCTGATGCTGCAACACGTTTAGCAGCGGCGCAAGCGGCGGCCTCACGAACAGGCACATCTCTTGATTTAAATAAGCTTAAAGCGGCCGAGTATGGTTTTGAAAAAGAAAAAGCAAGAGTAGCAAAGCAATTACAAACCGCTATGATTACTCCGGATTCCCCCGCAGCCGTGCCTTATTACACCCGCTTAAATGAAATAGGGCAAAACATTTACTCTAAGTTTGGAGTTGGCGATTATTTCCAGCCAGATCCGCTCCCGGAATTAACGCCCGCTCCACCGCCTAAACCTACCGCGGGGCAACGCGTACAATCGGCACTTGGGTTGTCTCCCACAGCACCCAGCTCAGGAGTGGTAGACTTTAATGCGCTGACCCCACGGAGATAAGCTATGGACGTAAGAATGCCGGACGGCACTATTGTCACCAATGTTCCTGACGATATGACTCAGGAAGACTTGTTAGCACGGTATTCCAGCTACACCCCAGCTCCAGTCAAAGAAAACCCTATCTATGGTGTTGCGGCCAACATTACACCAAGCCTAGCTTCTGGCATAGGCGGGTTGATGCAAATGCCCGGTCAGTTGGCTGACTTAGTGACAGGCACAGCACCCGGCGAACAAGCTGGTATTGGCCGAAACATTATTAGCACATTGCTACCGTTTGCATCAAAAACAGTGCAAGAGTCTGGCGAAAGTCTGCAAAAGGTTGGGCAAGAGGCTAAGACGCTTGGGCTGCAACAAAAAGAAAAAGAACGCGCAGAACGTTTGCAGCAAACCGAAGGTGCATTAAATAAATTTGGTACAGCATTTGCGGACACCGTTAGCGATCCATCGTTAATTTCGTCATTTTTGTTTGAGCAAATTCCAAACGTCATTGGCACAGGAATTGGCGGTCTGATTACCAAGGGCGCCGGCAAGTTGCTGATGAAAAACGCATCTGAGCAAGCTTTGTCGCGTATTGGCGTTTCAGGCGCAGTAGGAACCGGCGTGGCTATGCAGGGCGCCGATATTGGCTACGATACTTATAAAGATATTTATGAGCGTCTAGTTAAGGAAGGGACATCGCCTGAAGAAGCCAACACTATTGCACTGCAAAAAGGCCGTGTTGCTGCCGTGGAAGCGGCCGGATTGTCTTACGCCACATCCAAAATACCGGGAGCTCGTGAAGTTGAAAAACTCATGTTTAAGAAGTCACTTAGCCCCGCAGAATTAGCAAAGAGCGGCACCAAGGCTGCGGCAGCCAAGGGCTTTGGGAAGGGCGCTGCAGGCGAGACGCTTGGCGAAAACATTGAAGAGATTGGCGGTCAGTTTGCGTCCAACATAGGCAAGCAAGAAGTTTTTCCAGAGACGAGCCTTACCGAGGGATTGGGCGAAGCAGGCGCTATGGCTACTATTGGCGGTGCCACAATGGGCGGAGTGTCTGGTGGAATCAATGCTAGACGAGAGGTGCGGGCAGCCAAAGATCAAGCCTTACAGAAAGAAATGCTCGACAAAGGTTTTGTCTTGGAAGACAGAAACGGTGAGCAGGTATACGTTAACCAAAAAGAAGATCTATCAAAAGCGCCGGAAAAAGAAAATCAACCAGAAATATTTTATTCTGAGACACCCCTGCCTCAAGAGATGCTTGACGCCGGATACGTTTTGACTGGGCAGCAAGAAGAAGACGGAATTAATTACTATGTCTATTCCAAAACGCCCGCAGAAGTAACACCGCCGGCACAGGCTACTTTGCCGCTAATTGCACCGCCCGCAGCCACTACCGCAGCGCCTCCTGTTGCTCCTACAGTTGAGGCCGCTGCGCCACCTGAAGCAACGGTAGATGAACCTTCAATCGTTGAACCTCCAATCGTTGATCCCCAGATTGCTGACTCAGCCGCATCATTACCAGAAAACGTGGTGCTACAGAACCGCGGACGTAACAGCCCTGCCTTGATTGCACAGATGAATTCGATTGCCAATACACCCGACTATTCGCGTGTCTCTGTGTCTAACTCGTTTTTGGAGGGAGCTCCGGTTGTCTTTGGTTCGCAAACCATAGATGCCGGTCAGCTAGGGCGCAAGGCAACAATTTCGTCTGCAAAATCTAATCGCAAGATCCCCGTTCAGTATGCAGTTTTAGAGGCGGATCAATTACTACCTTCTAATACAGTAGATGGAAGCTCCGTTCCTGAATATGCCAACCCGTCATTTACCGGCTTTAAAGCGGTTACAAACGGTCGTGTTGCCGGGCTGAAGGAAGGCTACACGCGTGGCACCATGAATCAGTACAAGCAAGATTTAATTGCTGATGACATACACGGAATCAAACCTGATGTCATTGCGGGCATGAAGAATCCTGTCTTAGTCCGAGTCATGCCACAAAATCAAGTGACTGCGGATATTGCCGACGAAAGCAACACATCCTCAACACTTACGTTATCTGCTACTGAACAGGCTAAGAACGACGCTAATCGCATTGATCTTGATGGCCTAATGTTCCGAGATGACGGCGCTATCAGCCCAGAGACTGTTCGTGGGTTTATTGCAGCGATGCCACAGGCCGAGCAACAGCAACTTATTGATAAGGAAGGACGTCCTAGTCGGCAGGCTTACGACCGGCTGAATGCAGCTATCTTCCAAAAGGCTTATGGCAACGATGCTTTAGTAGCCTTAGCAGCGGAAGCGAAGACTGTAGACGCCGCTAATATTATTAACGGTCTCTTACAAGCAGCGCCTCAGATGGCAAAGCTCGCAAATGCCGGAGAATATTATATACGGCCTCAGGTTGTGCAAGCAGCAGAGACTGCGATAAATGCAAACAGGCAAGGTCAGAAACTTTCTGATGTCATGGGTCAACAAGACTTTTTAAACCAAGATCCTATCATTCAGTCTGTGTTGCAATTGTTTGCAAACAATACTCGTTCATCTAAAAAGATAGGCGCTGGATTGCGTCAAATTGCTACTGATTTAAATACTGAAGCCACTCGTTCACAAGAGCCTGATATGTTTGGCGAGGTTCCGGCGCGTAAATCTGCGAGCGCCATCGTAGAAGAGTCTGCAAATATTCCGGCAGATCAGGTCTCACAGGAAAGCACAGAGGAAGAACAGGGCTTAAAGGCCCCTACAGCCGCAGAATTAAAAGCCCAACAAGATGCAATCGACAAAGCCGCTGCTGACAAGGCCAAGGCCGATCGTGAAACCGATGCTAAAGCTAAAGCTGATGCCGAGCGCAAAGAAGTTGCTGCTCGTAGCGAGAAGGCTGCTAGCGAGTTTGTTCTGGGCAAGACCGCAGAGGAAGGCCTGTCTGGTCAAACGGACATTTTTTCTACACCGGTGCAAATCAGTCCTGAACAACAAAAGATTGATGCGTTAAACAAGTTAGAGGCAGTCCTTTTAAAAGCTGTTCCTTCGTTTCGCGCCAAAAGCGCTGGAAGCACAAGTATTTTAAGACCAAAGCCTCTGAGCGCCCCGCAAATGGCGTTAATTAAGGATCTTGCAGGCGAAGCAATTGATCAAGGTGTGCCGGCCTCTGTATTTGCAAACATATCGGCTGCTGGCGCAACAAGAATGGACGCTACTGCGGCCATTGCGTCCGCGAGAGGCTGGTTGCTTTTAGGTAAGACGTGGGCATCATCGTCTCGCGCAGCAAAACTTCAATCTATCATTCACGAGTTAGGTCATTCTGTTGATAAAACAAAAATAAATGGTGTGGAAACACCTATTTCTGAAGGTAACGCTTGGTCAAAAGCTAACGATGAGCTTAAAAATTGGTACGATACAAGCAATACAAAAACAAAACACCCTTTTGCTTATCCATTTGATAAACAATTCAAAGACAAAGTTATACTGACTTCAGAGTCGTTTGCGCAAGCATTTTCTTTTTACTTTGTTAGCCCTGTAGATTTGCAGACGAACGCCCCAGAAGCTTACTCACAAATTCAATCTATCGTTGAAGGAATCCAAAATGAATCGCAAAGATCAGGCGCAGCAAGCGCAACAAAGACAAGCGCTGTTGGAGTCAAAGTACAGCCCTCAAGAACTCCAAAAGATACAACAATTCAATCCGAAGCTGGCAAGGTCGGCTCTGGAGTCAGCCAGGCTGAACGCGTCCAAGATCGAGACAATGAACGCGTAGATGAAATAATTACGTTACCACAGCGTGGCGCCACAGTCCCCTCTACAGGTATGCCACGGCTTAGTATTGTCAATCAGCCTATTGAAGGAACATGGTTAGCAGCACCAGAGACAAGGCTGACGCCGCTCGTCTATAAGTTTCAAGATAAACAGGTTGACCTGAAAGACGTACAGAAACAAATTGAAGCGACAACCGGCCGTATTGATGATGCTCTGAATGCGTACCGTAAAGAAACTCTGTACTATGGCCGCGTTGCAGACCAGACAGAGAAGTTTTTAAACTCTGAGCTCAAGCCATTACTCAAAGAATTGAGCGACAAGAAAATCAGTCTTGATGAGATTGATAATTACTTGCAAGCACTTCATGCACAAGAACGTAACGATTCTATAGCCAAGAAGCTTGGCGGCATGGCAGACGGTGGTTCGGGCATGACAACTGCCGACGCCAAGAAACTACTTGCCGGCATTCCTGCTGACAAACTCAAAGACTTGCAAAGTCTGGCAACGCGTGTCCGCAAGATTATTGCAGGCACACAAGCTATAGAAGTTCAGGGCGGCCTTGAGCAGCAATCGAAGATCGACGGATGGAATAAAACATGGCCTAACTATGTGCCATTGTTTAGAACAGAGTTAGATTACGTCACAGAAGGCTCAGGAATGGGTCAGGGCTTCTCCACAAGAGGATCTTCATCTAAGCGTGCCGTTGGATCTGATAAGCCCGTCAAGGAGATTTTGGCAAGCGTAGCGGAGCAGCGTCAGAAAGCCATTGTGCGTTCTGAGAAAGCCCGTGTTGGCAAGTCTTTGTTTGCTTTGGCGATTGCGAATCCTAACCCAGATTATTGGCTTGCGATTGACCCAGCCTCCAAAAAGAGTCTGGCACAAACTCGGCAGATGTTGTTGGACTACGGGTTTGATCCAGCAGATGTTACGCAGCTTATGCAAAACATCGCTCAAGAGCCGAAGACTGCTTCGATTAAAAAAGTCTATAACCCTGTCACCAAAAAGTTTGACGCGATCGTTCGTTACAACATCAATCAGCAAAATCGTTTTAGTACAAACGTTTTGCCTGTGCGTATCAACGGTGAAGATAAGTATTTGTTCTTTAATCCAAACAACGAACGTGCTAAACGCATGGTTCAGTCGATTAAAAACTTGGATGCCGAACAGCTTGGAGAACTTACTCAAGTGCTCGGCACCGTTACTCGTTTCATTGCAGCGCTAAGCACCCAGTACAACCCCATCTTTGGCGCATGGAACTTTGCCCGAGACGTACAGGCAGCCGCATTAAACTTAACGACCACGCCGCTTAGAGATAAAAAAGCAGAAGTTGTGGCTGGTGCTTTCAAAGCAATGCGCGGTATTTACAAAGAAACACGTACACGTCGAAAGGGCGGACAAGCGCAAGGGCATTACTCCGACTTGTACCGTGACATGGAAGCGAGCGGCGGTAAGACTGGCTTTATCAATCAGTTTACGAGCTTCCAAAAGAAAGGCACGATTGTCGAGCGAGAGCTTAAAAACCTAAACCAAGGTAACGTCAAGAAAGTAGCGTCCGTGGTGGTCGGATGGTTGTCTGACTATAACGATACCCTTGAAAATGTCGTTCGTTTGTCTGCGTATGAACAAGCGTTAAAACTTGGATTATCTAAAGAAGAGTCGGCTGAGATTGCTAAAAACATCACGGTCAACTTTAACCGCAAAGGCGCCAAGACGGCCGGCATAGGCGCTCTGTATGCGTTCTTTAACTCTGCCGTGCAAGGCACTACTCGCATGATAGAAACGCTACGTGGGCCTGCCGGAAGAAGAATCATTGCGGGCGGATTTTTACTTGGGGCGTTCCAAGCTGCGTTGTTAGCTATGGCCGACTTTGATGAGGACGATCCGTCAGAGTTTATTAAGCAAAAGAATTTAATTTTCCCGACTGGCGATGGCGGTTACGTCATGATTCCAATGCCGCTTGGGTTTAACATTCTGCCAAACATCGGGCGTATTCTTTCTGAAATGGCGTTCGGCGACAAAAAGTCTGGACAAAGAAAGGTCACAGATTTAATGGAAGCGGTTGTCTCATCCTTTAACCCTTTGGGTGGTGGCAATGCAATTCAAATATCGATGCCAACAATTGCTGATCCAATTGCCAACGTCATCATGAACCGTGATGCGTTTGGTCGCCCCATCTCCAAAGAAGACCGCGCTACCAGTCCTTCGCCGGGTTACTTGCGTTCGCGGGAGTCTGCTGGAGAAATCTCTAAAGGAATAGCCGAGTTTATTAACTACATTAGCTTAGGTAGTGAATTTAACAAAGGTGGTTTTAGCCCAACGGGCGACGACATTAATTATGTCGTGAAGCAATATCTTGGCGGTGTAGGCCGAGAAATTGGTCGTGCGGCTGAGTATGTTGCAGGAACAAGCAAAGGCGAAGCTGTTGAGCCATACAAGATTCCTATTCTTGGCAAAATATATGGCGACCTCAATGCTCCTGCTAGCGTAGCCAATAAATTTTATGTAAATGTTACCGAAATGGCTAAGCATGAAAATGAACTTAAAGGTCTTGCCCCCCGCGGAGAAGCGCCTGCATACCTTAGAGATAACCCTAGTGCTAGGTATGTAAAAGATGCCAATCGTTTAGAGAACGAGATTAGCAAGCTGAACAAAACGAAGAAGCAACTGTTTGACAAGAACCCTGATGATGAGCGTATTCAACGTATTGACGATCAAAAATTACGCATGATGAAAACGTTTAATGATCGAGTGCGTCAGGTGGAGAGATAAGCGTCTCTGTCTGCCCTAACAAGTCTTCTTCCGTCACGCCATAGTATGCGGCAAAGGCTTTCTTGCCCATACCGTGCACACCTTCGTTACCTGTATGATGCGCTGGGCACAATGGTATAACAGGCGAGTTATCTCTTTTCATTCCCATCCGTCGAATATGATGAATGTGCGCTGGGCTCTCACCATAGCCCAGATGTCTACACAGGCTGCACCCGAGTTGAGCGAGCCTGTCGTAGTGTTTCTTCTCTGTTTTTGTAGACATAATCGGTTCTCACCCTAAACGTTTAGGGTGACATTTGGTTTATTAACATGAAATGGGTCGAAATGGACCTTCTTTCTGGGTATCCCAACAACAAGTGCCGGTAGGTGTGCTCTCGCATTTAATGACAGCAAGTGCTGATGTTGACATCAATAATGCTAGTGTAAATATAATTGTTTTCATTCTGTTTCTCTCTTTCGTTTAGGTTTAACTGCGGTAATCCCCACTTCTTCGTGCTGCACTCGTGCCAACATCATCTCATCTGCCATAGCATAAGCATCGTTGGCCACAAACTTGTGCATTGCACCATGCCTAACAACCCCTCCAAGCATGGCAAACGCCGCAAAAAAGTCCCTCATATCTTCATCTTTCACTTCATACTCCCGTCTGGCTTGCGTTTGAAGCTCCGGTTCTTGCTAGGCGCCTCTAAACGCACTCCATCTGCGTTAGAGCCGCCCTTAGAGAGCGCTTTGACGTGTGCTACGTCCTTACCCTTCCTAGACACTCCTTTCGCGTCCAGAGCCCGTCTAGCGCGTTGGCGTTCCATGCGGTCTGGCAATTCGCCACGATCTTGCTGAGTCTGGAATTCCCGTTTGTAATCTCGTGTTGCCATGACCTGCTCCTATTTAGTACTGGTATCAAGCCCTTTGAGCTTGTCGATTAAGATGTCGTTTAGGTATTTGCCCTTGAATGCAAAGTGTTCTATTTCTTTGCAAGCGTCTACAATTTTTACAGCGTCACGCAAGGCTTGGCTGTATCCTGCTTTGTAGGGGTCATTGCCGTCAATAATCATAGTAATCGCATCCCGTACCAATGAGGAAGCTTTACGGTTCTTGGCGTGCTGTCGGATCTTGTCGTAGTGTTCTTTCGATAAGTAGACCGAATAGGGTATGAGTTTAGTCATGTTGGTTCCTTAGGATTTTTGCCACGCATCAAAGCTGCGCTTAAGTTGGTTAAAAAGATTGCGTGCGTCAGAGTCGGTTTTCAGTTCTTTGCGTGATTCAATGCTCAGATAACTAATTAACCATTCTGCGCAAGCTTTCTCGTTCTTCTCCAGTAGCAGCTCCCGTTGGTGCAACCATTCCCAAAAATCGCTATCCCTACATAGAATGCCGGCCATCTTTACGGCATGATCTCCGGGAAACTCTCCCTCTCTACTCATGGGTTGCTCGTCATCCCCAAGACGAACCATGACCACTTGATACCTAGAACCTACAAAATCACGCATGACTGCATCATCAAGATCGTCCGGATGAATGCTTAACGTAAGAACGTAACCATTTTTGTCTTGCTTAAGACCGAGTTTGACTGCCTCAAATTGCGGATGCATTTGTTTTCTCCTTTCTTTTGCGGTATGACTTGACGCCTTCAAAGTTTAGAGTTTTCAATCTTCCTCTCCAGATATTCAACCACCCCTTGAAACTTAATAGCCTGTGCGTACATTTCTTCTAAGCGACGCTCAAGTTTTTCATTCTCGTCAATCTGATCTTCCAGAGACTTTTGTAACTTCTTGGCCAAGTCTTCCCAGTTCACCACTTGTTTTTTAACAGTCATATTTTTCTCCTTCAAAAAGGCATCGAATCGAGATCATCGTTGGCGGGCTTAGATTGCTTGGGGGCAGACTTCTTGTATGGCTTGGCTGCCTTGAGCGAAAGAAACTTTTGCTCTTGGTAGGTCTTTGTCCAACCAGAAATCTCAATCTCAATAAGTTCTTCATCACTATTTGTCATCAGCTCTTTGAGCAAGCTGCGCTCAATCTTGATGGTGCCACGCACGTTTGGGTGTGCTTCTGTAGTTTTGTTTTTGTTTGGCCACAATGAGCCGGTGTTGGGATATTCCATTTATTTCTCCTGTTGAAATGTTGCTTTACGTGTTTTAAATGCTTCAAGGGTTTCGTCGTAGATAACTTTGTTTTCGACTTTGAGCTTGTCGTATAACTGGCGGTTGGCTTGAAAGATTGAGTTCACATTGTCAACGGATTCGCTCATAGTTAACAGAATGTCTGTGCATTCCTTGAGCGCTCCCGCAAAACCACCGGGCTCTTTCTCGCTAATCGTGATCTGCCAAGGACCGTCTTTGCCTTGTACGTGCTCAAGCTTGGGTTCGGCCTTAGGCTTGGCCTTGGGTTTCTCTTCCTCGACTGGAGGCGCAGAGTCTAAGGCGTCATGCTCAACAATCTCCATTGCTGTCACCCACAGGTAGCGCCTGAGGTAAGTTTGAACAGCGCCAAGGTTCTGTACTTCATGGCATCCTTTTAAGGCCGCCGTAGACATCGGGCTTTGAATGACAATCTCTCCGCCGCCATCGGTGTCTGTAATGGTTAGCGTCGCAATTTCCATTCCGTAGCTGATAATCCCACACAGCCCGAGCTCGGCAAAGATGTTCTGCGTTACCGGCAGAAAATCATCGAGCTGCATATATGAATAATTGGCAAACTTGTTGTGTCCGCTTTTAGCAATCTTGGTTGTTTGCAGCTTTAGTCGTGCCTGCATTAGTTTCTTGTAAACGCTCATTCATTTCTCCCTGAGTTGTAATCCTTCCATTGACCGCAGAAATCCCGTACCTGACAGTAATTCTGACAGCGTGTTCGTTCCCCTTCCCTCACCTCTATGGCATAGCCCTTACCTACTTGCTCTAGCGCAATATCAGCGTCTTCTTTGCTATAGCAAATCTGCTTGGCACGTACCCCACCTACTTTCTTAATCGCCCAGCTCGTAGACTTTTCCCACATTTCTGCTGGCGTACATTGTGGTAACTCTTCGTTCGTCTCTGCGGCCAACAGGGCTTCGGAGTGAAGCTTTAACTGCTGACGAATAAAGTTTGTGCGCTCCTCATACGACCAGACTGTAATTTGAATCTCTTTGACCGGCGCATTGGGGTAGGTGTCTTTTGTTTCTGACTCCCTGCGTTTCCAGTCACGAATGATGGCCACAATGCTCAGCCCGGTCACAGGCACTTTCTTTACAGTCTCCACAAGCCATGCGTAGATATTGAGTTGCTGCTCCCACTCGGCCTTCTGGTTCATGACTGACCATGCGCCAACAGTCTTGTAGTCCGCAACATGAATGCCGTTCTTGTTCGTCACCTGAAGATCAATGGCGCCCGAGATTGACCATCCATCTAATACGGCGTGCAGTCTTTCTTCGACCAAGTGATTCGCATCTTTGCCATGCTCGAGCACAGCATGGATAGCCGTACCAAAGATTGCCCAGATACGATCCGCTACGTCTTCCTCAAGGTGCTCTTCGTTCAATCTCTTGAGCTGCACGATGCGTGGGCTGTTAATGAGCTCAGTCGCCGATATGTTAGCTCCACCTTTTGTGTATGTCGGCCGGCGAAGGACGTTCATAAACGTTTCTGGAAGATTGTGCTTGTTGGTCAGCTTCATTGTTTCCCCATCGCTTTGTTAATGACTGCTGCGGATTGATCTGCGGATGATTGAAAAATGTCTACCGATTTCATAAGTGAATCAACAAAATATTCCAACACCGTTTTGTCGCTATATTTATTCTGCGAGCTAAGCATAAATATTGTGCCGGCAGAGACTGTTACCAAAGCACGCAATGAAATTTTTATTCCCATTTCCAAATTTTCTTGGTCAGTAAATTCTTTTATAGTTTTTACAAGAATACGTGTGAGTTCCATTTCCTTTTCGTTAAACTCTTGACTATTCATTGTCGTGCTCCTCAACGTGTTTCATAGCTGCTGCCCATGCTGATCGCCAAATATGTATGGCCGCATCGTCTGGGAACGATATGTCTTTAAATGTTTCGTAGAATGCGTCTTCGCACGCAATAGAAAATGCGTTCATTTCATACTCCGCGTGGTAAACAAAAGCTCGTCAGAAAGTTCAAAAATGACTGCTGCAAGCGTCTTGGCTGCGGGAATGTCTTGCTTGTTAATCGCGTCTTGGTATTGCTTGAGACGCTGAGTCATGCGAATAATTATTTCGCTGTAGTCCATAATGCTCTCCTGTGTTATCCTCGTACAACACCTGTCTCCAAACAGATTAGGTACATCATAATTCATGTGTTGCAAGGATGTCAAGTATGTCATGCAAAATAATTTACGGTATTGATCCGGGGAGCTCTTCTGGGGCTTGGGGCGCTATAGGCGAGGACGGATCATTCGTAGGGTGCGGGGATCTACCTGTGCTTGACGGTAGGATTCTGGCCATAGACTTGTACAAGTTATTGCGTGACCCAGCAAAGATTGCCATAGAGGATGTCTGGGTTCGTCCGGGGCAGGGGATCGCTTCGTCGGGGAAGTTTATGAGGGCGGCCGGATCTATAGAGGCCGTGGCAGCGCTCACGGGGGCGAGTGTCTCAATGGTACGTCCTCAGGTGTGGAAGAAGCACCACGGGCTTATCGGAACGGATAAAAGCGCAAGTCTTGAGTTAGCTAGGGGACTGTGGCCGGAAGCGCCGCTGAAGTTAGTGAAACACCACGGAAGAGCGGATGCCTTACTTATGGCGCTGTGGCTATTGCAGCGATAAAGGTTTATTGGTATAGTGTTTACACCAAGTCCCTCCTTGGTCTGTTTCTCCAACAGGTAATATCTCCTGAGCGTCCCCTAGAATCCCCTCGCCTATCTGGTCAGGGGATTCTTCTTTGTGATATTGTATAAATGTGGGGTTGGGTCTTAGCCGCCCAATGTTACAAAGGGCGTTGCAACAAAGGTTCTGGCACGCACCTGCACTCTTCGCCCAATGTTTTGTTGTCTAATGGAAATCGTGCTTTATCGAGCCCACACTTTACTTTTTGTTTTATGCGGTATACAATTACTACATATTGTCGGAATTGGAACGCCGATGAGAGAAGACCGCAATAATCAGTGTCCCACCCCGCAAGGGGTTCAGTCCCACAAAGACTGCGTTCCAAGGGGGCATTGACTATTGCGGTTTTTTTATTTCTCCCGTTCTCCACACGATAGATAGAGCCTAAATGGGCTGCGTGGAAGGAAACATAGGCAGGTGATACCCCTCACTAATAAGCCTCGTAGCGTTGGATGGCGACTACACAAGATCTGTGGCTATGGTGAACTTACACGGATCGACGAACATTAACTCAGGTAGGACTGGAATCGTCTAAGGAATTTTGAGGATGATTTGGGTCAGGCGGGAGGGCTAAGGGCATACTGCGTAACTGCACACTGCCACTGCTCTCACCCTTGGATAGCCTATGGGGCGAATTTTTTTGCGCATTTAGAAATTTCCTGTACAAATTAACAGTATTGCAAACGTTAGATTACAAGTATAGAATTACTAGACACGGTTGAGGGATCGTGTTTACAAGGGGATAGAATGAACACACACAAACACACGGCCGACTGCCCTCGCAGCGGCTTACGCACGTCTAAAGGATCACAATGTTAATCACAGAAATTACACTCAACAAACAAACCCAGTCTCGCACAGAGATTTCACAGGAGACGGTCGCTGAGTATGCGGAAGCCATGATAGAGGGCGATAAGTTTCCGGCGCTCACGGTTTTCTTTGACGGGATACAGAACTACTTGGTAGATGGATACCATCGTTACTTTGCGTATAAAAAAGCCGGAGCTAAGGATGTAGACGTCAAAGTTATGAATGGAACTTTGCGTGACGCGGTGCTGTACGCAGTCGGGGTCAATGACGATCATGGCCTACGCCGTTCGAACGAAGACAAGCGTAAAGCCGTGATGACACTCTTCAATGATATGGAGTGGGCAGAATGGTCAGACGCTGCTATTGCTCGCAAGTGCAAAGTTTCTTCGGCATTCGTGGGTCGGGTTCGCAAGGTACTAGATCTTGACGTTACCGAGAAGAAATACATTAATAAGCATGGCCAAGAGAAAACCATCAAGCCAGTTGGCAAGGCTCCCGTTGTAGCGCCTCCTCAAGAAGATGAGGCAATGAAAGAGCTAGCGCACGCCAACGTCGAGCTGGTAGAAGAGCTGGCCGCATTAAAGGATCGCCTAGCCTTGAAGGTTATGGACATCCCTCAAGAAGAAAAACACAGCATCGAAGATACTATGGCAGAATTGCGTGCCACGATCAAAACACAAGAGGCAGAGATCCACGCATTGAAGTCGTCAAGAGATCAGCTCCAAGCCAAGAATGCAGATATGCTCAAGCAATTGGCATACTGGAAGAAGCAAGCAGAGAAGGCAGCAGCCTAAACAAATCCGAAGTCCGGCGGTATCCGGTCAGGAGATATAAATGCTTAACCTAAGAGAGCATCAAGCTTACGCAATTCAGAAGCTTGAGGATGGATTTAACGCAGGGCACACAAGACAGTTTTTGTATGCACCTACAGGCGCAGGAAAGACAGAGTGCGCTATTGCAATAATGCAAGAATATGCTCGTCAATACCAAAGATGTGCGATGGTTATGGATCGCGTTGTCTTGGTCGAGCAAACCAGTCTAAGACTTGGCAAGTATCAAATAGATCACGGCGTCATGCAAGCCGGCCATTGGCGCTACAGACCGTCAGAGCGAATCCAAGTTTGTTCTATTCAAACCTTGGCTCGTCGTGGAAAGATTAAGACACCCGATATTCTTTTGTACGATGAGGCGCACGTCCTTCATAAGTCTATGCTCGACTACATTAGAGCCAATCCCCAGATGCGTGTCATTGGCTTATCGGCCACGCCCTTTACGAAAGGTCTTAATGATCTTTACACTAACGTCATTACTGCGACCTCTACAGAAGCGCTGATAGAAAAAAGCTTCTTGTGCCCATTGAAAGTCTATATCGCCAAAGAGATAGACATGAGCGGGGCGAAGAAACTGGCCGGTGAATGGGCGGCAGATGAAGTGGCTAGTCGTGGTATGAAGATTACTGGGGACATCGTGACCGAATGGGTCAAGAAGACACACGAAGTCTTTGGTGAGCCTAGAAAGACTATCGTATTTTGCTCCGGAGTCAACCACGGCAAAGACTTGGAAAAGCAATTCAATGCGGCAGGGTATAACTTTGTCTCTATCTCGTACAAAGAAGACGACGAGTTTAAGAGGCAAACTATTGAGCAATTCTCTAAGCCTGATTCCAGAATTACCGGCCTGATTGCCACAGACATTCTGACTAAAGGCTTTGATGTCTCGGATGTGATGATCGGCATCTCGGCCAGACCATTCTCCAAGTCTTTTAGCAGCCACGTTCAGCAGATGGGACGGGTCATGCGTAGCCATGAGGGCAAGGATTTTGCATTGTGGCTTGACCATTCTGGAAATTTCATCCGGTTTAGAGATGACTGGGAGGATGTCTTTGCCAATGGCGTGAGTACGCTTAAAGACGGCGGTGAGGCAGCCAAGAAAGAACCAACAGAGAAAGAGAAGACAGAATCTAAATGCCCTAAGTGTTCGGTATTATGGACGTTTAAGTCTGATACGTGCGGGTCTTGTGGATATGTCAAGGTCAGGATGTCTACTGTCCAGACAGTTCCGGGTGAACTAGAAGAGCTTGCAGCCGCCAATAAGAAGTTACGCGTAGACAATCAATCCTTCTATTCTCAACTTATTTACTACGCGCAAGCCAAAGGTTACAAGCCCGGGTGGGCATTTCATAAATACAAAGAAAAATTTAGCTCTGAGCCAAGGGGGTTATCATCCGCCCCAGAACAGGCTAGCCCTCAAACTTTAAATTGGATTCGGTCGCGGACAATTGCGTTTGCGAAGTCTAAAGCGAGAGCGGCATGACGTTCGAAGCCTTTGCGCTTGCTCACGGTTTAATTATTAAAAGTCTGGTCATGCACCGGTGGGTCAGAGTTAAAACCACAGATAAGCCGCATCACTTTAACGGCAGCTACAAATACGACGGCGATGTGGCATTTCTACAGAATTGGGCAATCCATGAAAAGCCTATTAGATGGGCGCAAGAATCGACGTATAAGCGTGATCCAGTCAAAGACAGGGAAAGGGCTGCCCAAGCCTTACAAGAGCGCCAGAGAGCCCAAAAAGAGGCTGCAAACAGGGCTGCATGGATATTGAAACAATGTTCCAAGCAAAGTCACCCGTATCTGGACAAGAAAGGCTTTTCAGACGAGAAAGGATGGGTGTGGAACGATCTTTTAGTGATACCGATGCGTATCTTGGGAAGACTTGTGGGTTGTCAGTTGATAGATAAAACCGGCAATAAGAAGTTTTTGTCTGGACAGGTCACAAAGAATGCTATAGCTACGTTCGATAACAAAGGGGTAGACATCATTACTGAGGGTTATGCAACAGCTCTGTCAGTACGTAGGGCTTTAAAGGCTGTGAAGACACGCTACCGCATCCACGTTACCTTCTCGGCGGGGAATCTGGTTGAGGTTGCTAAGGAATTCCCTGCGTGTTTTGTGGTGGCGGACAACGATGCTACTGGCATCAAAGTTGCCATGCAAACCAAACGTCCGTACTGGGCATCAGACGTTGCAGGGTTTGACTTTAATGACTATGAAATTCAGGTGGGAGCGCAAGCTGCGGGGGAAGAGTTATTGCACGCGCTGAGCAGGACGGGTAAAGACGCTGCTACGTAAGAAGTTTGTATCGGGTGCGTTTAGTATCTCGGACAGCACCTCATTGGCTAGATCAAGCGCTCCTTCTGGATTGCCAAGCGCCTCGGCAGACACCAAGACATTGCCGTCTTCGGTATCTTCTAGGTAGATAATAATTACATTCATCTTGATTCCTTGAACACTTCTAATAACTTCTCAAGGTAGTGAATGCCCTTGCCAATCTCTTGCTCGGACTGATCCTTCGCACCCATACGCATGATGTACTTTAGCGCATTGCCCCTGTAGTAACCGATTTGTTGCTCTATAGGCCAAGTGCCAACAACATCCCATGTCTGCACACCCATCTTTTTATAGTGGTCGCCGCCCACTTGTTTATCGTTAGCTGCCAGCTTAGCGTTCGCTGTCAGTATGTTGTGCCGAATCAACGCATTACGTTCGTCAATAGCTTCTTGCTCGTCAGGCGTAAGCGTTTTTATAGGGTGTGCGTAGCCGCCCTGCTTGCGTTGCATTTCTAGCTCCAGCATTTGAAATTCTTCGTCCTCGGTCATTCTTTACTCCTTGTGTGGGGGATGCCGCACATTGATGGTTGAACCTGTGCTCTGTTTGCTGCTAGCTGCATCGCCTTGTCTAGTACGTACGGGCGGTTCTTTACAAACTTTGGCGTAGGTGAGCGATGTTTAAGTGATAACAAATACAAATCAAAGAGCTGCCATTCGGGCAAGTGATCGTTACCGACTTCGGCAACAACTGCTGTACGCATCGCTGCTATGGTATTGATGTTGCCAAAGCCTGCCTGATCCAAAGCATTACGTACACGCGAGCGCTGCTGTGTCTGCTCACGGGTAGCTTGGCGACCGCTGGGTTTAGTTGTCATTGCGTTCCTTTAGTACTAGCTCAATAGCCTCTGCTGCCCCTGCGCCCGCCAACCACATGTTAAAAATTTCGGTTTCGGAAGGTGTCAGACCGATCCAAGGCTTCTTTGTTACATGTCCTGACAAAATAGCATCGACATAATCACTTTGTTCTTTAGCGGACTTTCTTTTCATAATTCTTCTCCT